CTCGGAAACATGAGGATGCATTTCTGTAAAGCCCCCACCACCGCTGAGCTCACCGCCGTGTTCAAAAATCTCCTGTGCCCACCACCCGGGTGCAAGTATTACTTTGCCTACTTCTCCGATGACAGCTGTCTTTCCATTCGACATAAGGATGGCAGTGTCAAGTTCTACAACCTCGACATCTCTGGATGTGACGCTTCCCATACGGAAGCAGTCTTCAGAGCTCTCGTGCAGATCACCCCCGTCAACGCTCAGGAAGACATGAAAGTCCTGGTTGACCAGTGCACTCTACCGATCGAGCTTAGGTTCAAGAACAACTGTGAATCCGACGAACCGGGCAAAACTCTCGTGCTTCAACCCGTCGACCCCCTCACTGGAAAGAAGGCTCCACGCCTCTATTCTGGTTCCACCATCACCACGATCATAAACAATCTCGCCTGCATCATGGGCGCAACTCAGATCCAAGAGGACGACGCCGAAAACGCCGCTGAGTTGATGATTGCATTCAAGAAAGTCGGTTACAAAATGACTATCGAAGAATGCACTGATTATAGTGACATCCAGTTCCTGAAGAATTCACCTGCGTACGACATCACCGGGACTCTTCGACCTCTCCTGAACCTTGGTGTTCTGCTACGCTCTGCCGGGACGTGCAAAGGAGACTTACCAGGAACTAAACGCCAAACATTCAAAGAACGCCATGACGCCTTCATGACCAGCCTCATTGCTGGTATGTATCCAGGGATCTCTTTCCCCCTGATCGATAACATGCGCACAGGACAACCCACCACTGCCGCGGCCGAACGAGAAGCCGACAGGATACTTGCTCACAAGCATCGATTCCAAGGGATCGCTCAGTTCACACAAAGAGAAGTCTACCGCCGCTACCGGCTCACCGACCTCCAGATGGACGAGCTCGACCTCGACTTCGCACCCAGCGGCTACGCACACTTCTACGCCTCCACCGGAGCCTCGACTATCCTCGAGCGAGACTACGGGCTACTCTGTTCTACAGATTGGCACATCGGAGAACCACCAAAGCTGTGGTCCAACGATGAGACCGGAAGCTAAGAACCACCGAAATACCTGACCAAAAAGACTAACAAAGCC